AGTAGCTATGTCCTCTACTATGCGCCAGCCTTTGTATTCGGCTTGTGAACGGAAATACTTTAACCGTTCGTTTACGGTCACGTATTCCTTACCCTTAATGTTTAATGTTTTCATAGTTTTAAATTAGGTTTAGATTTACAAGGTTAGTTTAATGCCCAGTTCTCCCAGCTTCTGGACATCTGAAATAGTTAAATTCTCTGGGTGGTCAAGTTTGGTTTTTAGCGTTGGCATAGACATACCCAAGTGCGCGGCTATATCTTTTTTTAACAGCTTTAAATCCATAATCTGGTACTTTAATTGCTTTGTCAGTTCCATTTGTCGTAAATAATTTTTACAAAAATACAAATAAACTTGTATTATACGGCACAAATGCAAAAAAAAGTTTAAATAAAAAACCCCTAGCGCCAAAGGCAAACTAGGGGAACCCAGCAAACAAGGGTAATTTTTATGGCGTGCAAATCTCGCCAGTCTGTTCAATTAGATACTGGTTAGAACCAGCTACCCATTCTGGCGTAGTACTAGCGCAGAACGCTGGGCTTTGGCTGTCGTAAGGCACTACCAACTGTTGTGGTGTTCCGCTACAGTCTAGGTAGCTTACTGTTAAGCTGTTGCCTGGTGTTTGGCTGTAGTTGCTTACCTGGTATTCAGCGCAAACTAGTTCTATATCTACTGGGTAACTCAACTGGTTACTGCTAAATAAACTAGCTACGTCTGTAGTCTGGTCGCCAAGGTGTGTAAGCGTGTTGTATGTGTTTTGCTTTACGTTGTACTCTATACTGTCTAGTATAAGTAGTTTAGCCTCTGTAAACGTGTTAAAATCTATTTGCAGCTTGTCGTACATTCTAACTGCCACTGGTGAATTAACGCGCTTAAATACGCCTTCGTACCGTTCTATTTTTAGACGGCAGTCGTTTAGTCTTTGCTGCGCTACAATATCCTCAATAAAACGCCCGTTAGAATTTAAGCTGGTAATAAACTTTACTACATAGCCGTAATACGTGCTGCTTTCTGGTTGCAAATAACCCTTTAAAAATGGGTTGTATGTGCTACCTTGGTAAATGTCTTTGTACTCTAGCTTGTTGGTTATTTTTTTACTAGTGGTTTGTCTACGCTGTACGGTTAGGTTTTTTTCCGTAAAGTTTATAAATATGGGCGTAGTTATAGGCGTCTGCGCGTAATAGATTTTATCCCAAGTCCACTGCACGCCAGAAATAAACATAGCACCGTGCGCCAATCCACTTAATAAATTAGGGCGCCCAAACTCTATAGTGAAATCGTGTGGCTTGTAGCCGCTTACTATATTAAAATCAAAGTCTATTGTCTTGTTAAATGTAGACCATTCGCCGCGTCCAGAATAAACAAAAGTGTTTACTATTGGACTACCCCAAAGGCTGTCTATATCGCCGTAATAATAAGTAGCAAATGTACCAGTTGGTGTGCTTCCACTATACTGCTGAACCCTAAACGCTAAACGCCAAGGCACGCTATATTCAGCTAGGGTAGCTTGAAATCCAGCGTTTTGCATCTGTATTTCAAACTTTAAATTAAAAGACGTTTTTTTGTTTTCATAAGGCCAAGCTGTAGCGTCAAAGGTGTTAGACAGTATGCTGGTAAATCCAGCGCTTGTGCCAGTTACTTTAGCAGACTTGTAGCCAGTAATTGTGTTAGTGTCAATACTAACGTATGCGTTGTTGTATGTCCAGCTGGTTAGGTCGTTTTCAAAATTACCGTTAGGTATGTAGTTTAGCTGTTTAGATAAATCAACGTCCAGGGCAACGTCCAAAACAGCGCCGCTAGTTTCTTTAGCCAAGTCCTGGCCCATGGGTAGCATCTGGAAAGGCACAGCATAAGTAGTGCCAGCATTTGTAGCAATAACAAAAGTACCGTTAGACAAATACTGTCTGTATGCTATAGGGCTAGGCAGCGTTAAATCTGCGTTGTTAGCTATAAAATAGTTACCGTCTGACTGAAATATACGGCAGTTAAACCCACCTAGTATAGACTTTAAGACCTTCAAGCTGTCAAACTTATAAGTATTGTCGTCGCTATAGGTACTAGTGTCTATTTTAACGTCAGTAAATACGTTGGTAAACGTGCTACGGTTGACCTCTTTTAAGTCTGTACGTACAAATAGACTATATTCTAGTCCAGTTTCCTGGATAATTTCATAAATGCAGCGCCATAGCGTAACGGTTTGTTCTGGCGCTAGTGGAAAGTCTATACCTTTTAGCGTAGAAAGTCCGTCTACAGCCTTAAAATTAACCTCAAACGGCGCGCTTGTAATTTTCTGCGTGTATGTGTCCTGGATTAAATAGCCTTGCCAGTATAATGTGTAGGCGCTTCCGCTATAATCGTAAACTTTTACCAAAAATTCGCGTTCGTCAAAGTCGTAAAAATCTAAATACTCTACGTCATCGGTCTGTAGTAGGCTTATTTCGCAGTTACTAGCTACTATTGGGTCGTAAAAATCGTTATCAATTTCCCATTTAATTACAACTGGACTAGCGCCACCAATCATTGGTAGTATAGACCCAGTGTAATTGTTCTGTAGTATGTCTAGCCTTCTAGGGTTGCCTTGTATGTCTGCAAAATCTAGTCGGTACTTTACGCCGTATGCCATAAATTAACCTTTTATTCTGTTTCTGGTTTTATCTGCGCGCTGTAATGCTACTACTAGGTCTTGACCACGCACTACAAATTCACCGCCTACGTGTACGTTGCCGCCGCCGTTATTATTTAGCATACTTTGCAGCTTATCTAATGGCGCTATCACCTCTGGATTAGATTTAGCGCCTGGATATTCGCCCATTAATCCAATGGTAGGCCCAGACACTATACCACCGTTGGCAAATGCTGGCATACTAGAACGCCCACGGTCACCACCTCCTCCAGCGCCAATTTTAGCAGCTTGTCCTTTTACAAAGCTACCTAGCGCTACAAGCGCAACACCAGCAGCAATAGCCCCAGCGCCTCCTAAACTTTTGAAAGCGGCTTTTATTTCTAAAAGCGCAACACCAACGCCTATAGCTAATTTACCTAACTGTATTGCCATATCACCAATACCACCTAGCAAAACTTTAGATATACTAGATATTCCGCCACCCATACCAGCAGCCATTTCACCTAAAGCCATACCTATGCCTCCAGCCATATCAGCCAAACCACCTTGTATTATATCATTGACAGCTGCACTAAATTCTGACGCTATAGATATGCCTTTTGCTTGCGCTTCTGTTATATCGCTTATTGCGTTTCCAGTAGCTTCTCTTGTTTTTGAAGTGGCTTTTACTATTAAAGCTGTACTATCTACTAACTCCTTACCTAGCCCTGGGCCTAAAACCCTCCAGGTTTTTGTTACGTCTACTAGACCTTTTGGCGTTAGCTTTAAGGCATTGACCACTGGGGTCATATCTATTTTTTTCGCAGTTTCAGCTGGTTGCTGTACTATAGCTTCGTCAACTTTTGGTACGCTTTCGTCTTTTTTTGCAGCTGCTTTTTTAGTTTGCGCAGCAGCTTCGCTTTTTCCTTGTCGCATTACAAAACCAGCGCCACCACCAATAGATAAAAAAGCATTTTTTAGCGTTTCAATAGCACTAACTGTAGGCGCTATTTTTTCGCCTAGCTTAACTACAATAGCTAAACCAGCACCAACAGCAGCAACTAAACCAGCTGTAGCAATTTGCGCGCTAGTCATAGCTGTTGCGTAGCCAGCTAAAGCTGTAGCAGTAGTGCCTAAAACGGGTATAACAACAGTAAAGGCGCCCACTAAAGCGCTAATACCAGACGCCATACCGCCTATAACAATAAGTAAAGGCCCTATAGCGGCAGCTAGTCCAGCAAAAATTAATATAGTTTTCTTTGTTTCTGGTGACAATAGGCTAAACTTTTCTACTAAATCATTTAGCTTTTTGACTATTTTAGTAAATAAAGGCAGCATTACCTGGCCAAACTGAACGCCAAGCTGCTGTAAACTTTCTGTAAATTGTCGCATCTGGTTAGCTGCGCCGCCTCCAGTTCTAGCAAAATCACCGTGCGCGTTAGCTGACATTGCCATTACATACTCGTAACGCAACAAAGTCTTTTCAGCCTGGGTAAAATCTTTAATGTTTCCTTTTATACCTTGGCTTAACGCAAACTGCTGTAGGTTTGCCTCAGTCATTACAATACCTAGTTTTTTCAAACTTTCTGTATCGCCAGTAAATATGCTGCCTAAAGAAGTTTGTAACTCGCCTAAATCTGTTATATTTTTAAAACTAGACATATCACCAGCTAAACCAACTAACGCTGTAGACATTTTTGCAGCTTCGCTAGTTGAAAGCCCCATACTGGTTCCCATATCGCCAAAAAGTGCAGCCATATCCAAGGCGCTACCTTCTGCAATTCCAAAGTTTTTTAATGTAGTTTTAGCAAACGCTTTAACCTCGTTAGACGAATTTTTAAAAGACACGTCTACCTTATTTAAACTTTCCTCAAAGTCAGACGCTAGTTTAATAGCAGCGCCTCCAGCTGCAACTATTGGCGCCGTTATGCCAAGTGACATTTTTAGGCCTATGCTTCTGGCTTTAGAACCAAACTCATCTAACCCTTTTTGTGCTTTTGTTAGTGCCTTATCTAGTTGGGTAGTGTCCCCAGAAAATACAACCTTTAAAATACTCATTTGCTGCGCTTTGTTTCAGTACAAAAATAACCAAAAAAAGGCAGCTAGTTTTTTGCTGCCTTTGCTGCCTCTACCTGGTCTAGAAACGCCTTTAATTGTTCTGGTGTACTCTTTGGTTTTTTGTTGTCCATATACACGTCCTGGGGCAGTTTAAACAACTGGTCTGGCCTTATCATTTGCGCCCTCTTTGTAGCTTTAGTATTCCACAAAGTAGCTGACGTGTATCTGTGCATTTCCCAATGTAGGTTGACGTTAATTTGCCAAGCCTCGCCAAGTCTAGATATTTCTGACCAGGTATAACTCCAAAACTTATCTGGGTCTAAACCAACCTGGCCTATGTAATAGTCCAGTATATCGTGCCAAGTTAACCTAGTTGGGTCTTTTTTTTTGCTGTTTCTTTTGTGGTTTTTACAGCGCCCCTGGATATACCACCGTTCAAGTCGTTACCTAGTAGCTTTGTTTCGGTCAAACATTGTAGCATATCCGCTAATGTTTCTGGCGTTACGTCCTCTAGCCAGCTACCTACAGTATATACGTTGTAATCTATAATGTTACCCTGTTCCTGGTCGTGCGCCAAAATACCACTGTAGACAATAGCCCTAATGGTTTTTAAATCTAGCGCCTTTGTAAATACTGTGTCTATGTCGGCTAGGCCTATGCCTAACTCGTCAGTAAACGCAGCCCAAAAGTTCATACTAAAGTGCAGTGTTCTTTGTTTTCCACCAATCATTACGGTGTAAAAACCTCTTTGTCTGTTTGCCATTTGTTTGCTGTTAATGGTTTTATAAATAAATGTAAACGCCAAAGGGCCTTGTTAGGCCCGTTGCGTTTTATTGTGTACGCTTATTAGGCGTTAGTTGACTTAACAATAGCACCAGTTAAAGTAATGCTACCGCTGTAAGATACTGGGCTTTCCATATCGGCAGTTTGTTCAATAGACGAAATGTAACCCTCGGCAGTGTAGATAGCATCACCACTAGCAACTGTTCCGAAAACACAAGTTACCATAGTTCTAGCAATTACGTAATCTACCAACTCAATAGCGTTAGCATCGTCGCTATAGTCTACCAACCCGTCAAAAGAAATTTCACCGCTTCTAGCGCCGCTAATAACCTCAACCCAGCCAGCTGAATCTTTGGTGGTAGCTTCTGGTAAATCGTGTGAAATTGACAAAGTACAGCTGGTGGTGTGTCCAACAGTTGTGCCTTCAACTTTTAAAAGTAGGTTAGTCCCGTTAAATGTTCCAGTTGTGGCCATATTTTTAAATTAAATTGTTGTTCTAAATTTTTGTAAAGATAGGTATTTTTAGTACATATTTTAGGCGCTTTCCCACTGTACTAGCATATCCTCCCATGGCGTAAATATCAAATCCCACGGCAGCTGGTCAGTGTAAAGACCGTAATATAAATTGCGCCACAACTTTATAGTAACGGTAAAACTAACCGTTTCGTCCTGGTTAGTTATTTCCTCGGCGTCCTGGACAAATCCATAGCCCCAGAAATAATGGTTACCGTATCTAAAAATGTAGGTTACTTTTTGCTTGGTTATTATACGGTTGGCTAA